TAGGACCTAATGTTTTACATGGACCGCACCATGCTGCTGTAAAATAAAGTATTTTTTTCATGTTAATAATTTAGTTAAACTAATTCTTCAAATATTCCTACAATTTCTGAAAGTATTAATCCAAAAAATGCCCATCCAAATAAGCCAAACATTCCAAATATACAAGATAATATTCTCATACCAGATTTAATGAATGATATTAATTGATGGGTTTTTGGATCAGGCAGTTTTTCTAGGTCTACCTCTTTTTTTAATTTGCTCATAACTTATATGTAATATTTTATATTTGTCGTCTATATGATAATAAAAATCAATTAGGGAACCACTGAAGTTCGCCATTTCTTCTTTTACTTGTTCCTTGTTAATACGAAAGTATTTAGGAAACTCATTATATAATGAATTTAATTTATCAAATTCATCTTTTTCAAAATCTTCTAGTAAACGTTTGCGACGTGCTCTTAACACAGCACCCTTTTCTACAAACAAACCGATATCACCATTACACTCAATTTCTAAATCATTTAAATCATGTTCAACCCATGCTGCTTGATACCAAAAATGTGAAAAATCAAAATCTCCATTAAAGATACGATCGCGAAGTGGTTTACGATTATTTAAAGGTTTCATCCTTACATCATACATTCTCCACCAACGAAATTGGTTGTAGTTGAGTTTTTGTAGTTTAGAAAACTCTTTTTTTAAACGTGAACGTGATAAGGTAGGATTAAATACCATATTTTTCTTTATAACGTTCAATAAATATTTTTCCCATACCTACTTCTTTGATAATTGCCTTTTCAGGTATACCAGGTATACGATAATTTAAATCTATCAGTTCATCAATATTTCTATTGCTAATACTTTTCATTTTAATCTTTGCATTCGAATTTTTAGAAGTTGCGAATACAATTACAATTGGTATTTTTGGGTATTTTCCGTCTGCCATAACCTTTATTATTTGTTTATCCGTAAATATACGAACCTATTCTCGGGTAACCAAATTATCCATCACAAGAAACACAATCAGCCATTCGAGATCCCAGATCTCCTTTAATAACAGAATCTGTTCTTAGATAATATAAAGTTTTAACTCCTAATTTCCACGCCTCTATATGTACTTGATTAATCCATTTAGGTGAATCACTTGGGTCAAATGATAAATTAAGGGATTGAGTTTGGTCTATATAACGCTGGCGAATAGCAGATTGTCTAACTAATTCTAGTTGATTTATCTCTGGGAAGGTTAAAAATATTTCTTTATCTGCAGGGGTTAAGATAGTATCTGGTAGGTTTTGAACCGATCCTCCTTCTTGAAGCATTTGGTCCCACCATTTGTTTTTATCTTCTCCCTTATTCTTTAAAATTTCTTGTAATACCTTATTTTTACGAATAAACGTTCCTTTAGCGCCGTTAAACGTGTAAATATTAGCGGGTAACGGCTCAATACCAGCAGAAATACCACCAGTTATAACGCTATTCGATACGGTAGGAGCTACTGCAATTAAATGCGTATTTCTCATACCAGTACCTTTACACCATAATGGTTCTCCATATTCAGCAGCTAAGTCTCTTGAAGCTTTTTCAGCTTTAATTTTAATATCTGAAAATATATTGTGAGTATAAGCTGTAGATGAAATTGAGTTAAAAGGCATTCCTTTTTGTTGTAAAAATGTATGCCACCCCATTACACCTAATCCTAATGCTCTACCTTTAAAAGCATGTTTATGGGTTCTTTTTAGTGAATCTCTACCACTTGATTTGTCAATAAATTCTTGCATTACACCATCTAAAAACCAAGTAGATAATTCTACAGCATCTGTATCCTTCCACTCATCATATTTAGCTAAGTTTAATGAAGATAAACAACAAATAAATGAATGTTCTTCATCTGTAAATAATGTAATTTCAGTACAAATATTAGTCATAGAAACATCCAAATTGTTCATCATATAAGCAATAGGGTTGTTTTTATTAACATTATCTTTATACATAATGTAAGGTTCACCTGTTTCCATTCTTGCTTTTAGAATTTTAGACCAACGTTCCATTGCTTCTGGATCTCTAGATTCTAATCTGCGCATAAATGTGTCATCTACTACTACACATTGATGTAAATTAAGACATTGTCGGTTTGGGTCACCTTTTGGTCTTCGAATTTCTAAAAATTCATCTATATCTAAATGATTAATATCTAAATTAACTGAAGCGGCACCTCGTCTTACAGAGCCTTGGTTAGTAGCTATAATAGATGAATCATATATTTTACACCATGGAACAACACCTTCACTTTGACCATTTCCTGTAATTCCAGTTCCTCTATGACGAATTCTTGATACAGAAATTCCAACTCCTCCTCCTTGAGAAGTTAATTTCATTAACTCTGCATTTGTTAAACCAATACCTCTAACTGAATCAGGGGTATCAATACCAAAACATGAAATTGGTAAACCTCTATCGGTTCCCATATTTGATAAAACAGGGGAGGCTAAACCTAACCAACCATTCCATATTATTTTAAAAAATTTGTTTTCTAATTCAGGTTTTTTTAATCGCATAGCAGCTGCTTGAGCTACTCGTCTATATGCTTTTTTTGGAGTTTCACCTGGTAGTAAATAACCTTTAGAAATTGTTGCTAAAGATACCTCATCCATGTAATCAGGGTAATCTTTTCCTTTTTCCCAGTTTTCAGTATTAGATATAATAGAGTTGTCCATTGTTAAAATAAGTCGTTTGCGTCCCAATTTTGGGCACCTTTTGAATAATTAGTAACTCGGTTTGCAAAAAAATCAGTGTGTTGTTTTCCAGCTGAAAGAGAATCAAACCATTTCATTCTTTCTATGGCTGATTTGTCAATATCATTAACAATAGCCCCATAACCTAGATCACCCATTTTAGTATTAACTCGGTGTTTAATAAAAGATACTAAATCATATTTAGGACATCCATCTAAATCACCCATTTCATATACTTTATCAATAAAATCTAATTCAAGTTTTAAAGATAAAAGTGCTGCTTCTTCAATTTCTGCTTTTAATTCAGGTGTATTAAATTTTGGATTTTCTTCTAGTAAAGTTTTAAATAACCAACATCCAGCAGTTGAATGTAATGATTCATCTCTAATACTCCATTCCACTATTTGCCCTACACCTTTAAGTTTATTTTGTAATTTAAATGAAAGTAAAATTGCAAAAGAAGAAAATAAATTTACACCTTCAGTAAATGCTGAAAATATTGCTAACGATTTGGCTCGTTCACTCCAATTAGGTTCACCATCATGGCTATCTCTAACATTCATTAGATTTTCTATTTTAGCCATTGTAGTTTCATCTTCTAAAAATTCAGAAAAATCGTCTAATCCTAATTCTTCATTTAATAATGAATAAGCTTCAGCATGGATAGTTTCCATGTTAGCAAAACAGATCCCCATTGCAATAATTTCTGGTTTTCTAAACCATTTAGTTACAAGGTTTGACCAATAATCATTAACTACTGTTTCTGTTTGAGCGAAACCTTTAAGGATAGAGCCTATTATATTTTTTTCTGTTTCTGATAAGTTTTGTTTCCAATCAGTAACATCAGCCATCATAGGGATTTCAGTCCAAATCCAATGTGCTTGTTGTTGTTTTAAATAATAATCAAATGCTTCTGGGTATTCAAAGGGTTTGTAAACTACTCTCTCCTTAGTAATGTCTCTCATAAATTAATAATTAAATATTTTTAGTAACGGGTTTATAAATATAATATATATTAAACAATATTGGCGGAATTTTGAAAGAATTTATTTAAAGCACCTTTATCTCTTTCAGAGTAGTCATTTGCAAAAGCCTGTTTAGGTGCTACTGGGGATTCATCGATTTCTCTGGGAGTATCCTCAATTTCTATATGACCTGTTGAGACATCAACAGTAGCATAATATGTCATTCCATCCATACCATATCTATTTTTCATTAAGAAAAATCTACCAGTTCCGTTTATTTTATCTTGGGGTAATCTTGATAAAGACATACAAAAATCAGTAATCATGATTTTATTATATGAACCAGCTGCTTTATCACCTTCAATTACATCATCTTTAGCACCTGCTCTGTTAACTTGGGAAACAGACCATATAGGTACATTTAAAGTTCGAGCTAAGGCTTTAGTAGAAACATAGGTATTATCTAATTTTTCCTTTTCATCTTTAACATTTGAATTACTTTTTAATAAATCAACATAATCAATAATAATTAAATCTGGGGCGTAGCCTAGATCAGTCATTTTTTGGATATGTCCTTCAAGTGTAGAAATAGAAGCATTACCAGGAGCATATTCTTTAATAGTTAAAGTTCCTTTTAATTCATTTATATATTCTTCTACTTTTTCTTTTTGTAAATGTATAGTATTTACTGGGTGATTAAGGAAATAAGAATCATAACGTTTACCAATATACCCTTCTGATAATTCTAAAGTATAATGTACTACATTTAATCCTAATTTTACAGCATGTGCACCTAAAGCAACCATAGTCCATGATTTACCTCCACCAGGTGAACCAAATATTAAACCAAAATCACCTCCACCTAAACCACCCATTAGTTTGTCATTAATAATGGGCCATGGAGTAGGAATTACTTGTCTATCTTCTTCAGTATAACGTGCTTCAACATCTTTAATGTACTCATGTCCTATATTTTTATCTTGACCTGCTTTTAAGGCATTATCTATAGTAAACCGAATATCATCAAACATCCCATCTTGCAATAAATCTACAGATTTTAATAATGCTGATTTTAATGATTGATTTTTACAAAAGTTAGAAAATTCTTGTTCAACATACTCTTGATCTTCATTAATTAACTTATAAATTTCTTTTAATTGATCAACAATAGCAGTTTGTAAAACATCGTTATCGATTTTTTTAACTTCTATTTTTAGAAAATCTAAAGTTGGTGAAGTGTGATACTCATCAAAATATTGTAATGATTCTCTTACAATCCATTGATGAGCTTGATTCTCAAAAAATGAAGGTAAAATTACGTCCCTTATATTTAATGTAAATTTTTTATTTTTAAGTAAAGAATTTAACACCTTGACTTGAAAATGGGGACCATATTGTGATAAACTCTTTAACGTCATAACTTATTTAAACTTATATTTGTGAAGATACGAAAATACCTCTGATAACCAAAATTCTGTATTAGGTATTCCTCTCCCTAATAAATCTTTTTCATACATTCCTAAAAATTTAGCTTTATTAAAATTATAAGGAGAGGTTTCTATCAATTCATCTAATTCTTGTTGATCTTTATCTAATAAGACAATGTCTTCTAATGACATTAATTCATAGTTAATTTCTAGTTGACTTTTAAATAAATGGATATTACCATAAAGCCCGTGTTCTTCAACTTTTTCAGTAGATTTATTATAAGCCTCCTTTAAAGTAAATCTTTCTCTACCTCCTAACTCAGGAAATAATTTAAATAATTTTTTAGGACCTAAACCTTTAACACCAGGTAAATTATCAGATTTATCTCCCATTAAACATTTCATCGTAATAAAATTCTTAGGATATAAACCGTATTGATCGTAAATGTCTTGTGGTCTATAAAATTTCTTTTTTATTGGAGAATAGACTGTAATTCTTTTATTTACTAACTGTAAAAAATCTTGATCAGCAGAATAAATTATAACATCATCCTTTAGCTTTTGAGATAGATATGCTATAGTATCATCAGCTTCTATTTTATCAATAATAGAAATGCTTACAGGTAGAGTTTTTAAGTAATCTAATAATCTTAACATTTGGGTTGAAACAGAATCCGATTCTTCCTCTAATGTTGAAAAAACATTAAAATTAGTTATTCTTTTTATTTTTCTATTTGCCTTATATTCAGAATAAGTATTTCTTCTATTTGTAATGTTTCCTTGACCATCAAATACTAGTATTACTCTAGTTGGTTGAATTAATTTTATGGCATAACCTAAAGATTTCATAAATCCTACTAAACCACCAATATGGTTACCTTGAGGATTAATTGCTGGGATTATAGCAAATGATCTTAAAAAGGTATTCATAGAATCAATTAAGAGCACCCTACTATTTAATTGTAGGGGCTCTAAATCGGATCCCTCGTGCAAGTTATCGAGTATATCTTGATGTGCTTTAATCATTTGTAGGAGTAGGATTATGAAAATCTTCGGCTTCTGATCCCTCTGTAGTTACTTCAAACGGTCCATCTCCTAAGATTTTGCACCATTCATGTTGATGAGCTTTTTTATATTTCTCTATATCACTTTTCTTTTCAGAAATAAAACCATGAGGAGTAGCTAAAATCTTACCAGTTGTTGTAATACCATTAATATGGTTTTTTTCAATCGCAACTTTAACTTTTTTAGCCCATTCTACTTTCTTACCATCTTTAACAGCATTTATTTTTAGTGAACCTGAATTGGAAATGTTTCCAAAGGTAACAATTAAAGTAGAATCAAAGAACATTGTATTACCACCTTTATTTTTCATAATAGGAGGTGACATAGGTCCTATAGGTTTTTCAACCCATATTTTATTAACGGCAACAAATGAATTTGTGTAAGGATATGATTCTTTTCTTGATAATAATATTTCTTGATTAATAAAATTACCAAATTGAGTAGACATTGCACCTGCATTCCATTCATTATTGTTTTTTGCCTTCTCTACAGACATTTGACACGGTACAGATCCAATTGAATCCCAAAGAAATACCATATCCATCGGTAAATTACCTTTCTTTTGTTCATTCATTAGATCTGCCATGAATCCCGCGACAGCTTCTACAGTTGGTAATTGACCTCTATCTGCAAAGATAAAATCACCATCTATTCCAGTAACTTTACCGTCACTATCTTTTTCTACATTTACTTCTAACCCCATCATTTGGGCATGTTCCCAAGACCATTTCATCTCAGTAACAATAAAAACAGGTAAAATACCCATTTTTTGAGCATTAACTGCTACCTCTAATAAGGCAGTAGTTTTTCCTGTATCAGAATGACCACGTAATAAAGTAATATGACCATGAGGAATTCCCGGTAATGAAACCATATCTTGCCATGCTGGTGATAATGGTATCCATTCTTGTTCCTTAAATGAATTGTTTGATGATCCTAAACCCTTAGCGGTTTTAAAATTATTAAGGGAGAATGTCCCCTTAACAGACTTAGAGATATCACCTCCAAGGCTTGTTTTTTTCTTACCCATATAAATTAATCTTTAAATAAATCGTCGAATTCGCTCTCGCTAAAACCTTTTTTTTCTTTAACGTTTAAGGTATAGCCCTCGTCTTTTTTAGGCGGTACGTTAATAGCAACTTTTGTATCATCGGCTCCTTCTTCTGGATTTAACCAATCTTGAAGTGCCGTTTTCATTTCATCATAAGTATGTTTCTTATAATATTTAAATAACTCTGGTTGTTCTTTTAACCATGTTTCAACTGACGTATTGTCATCTGATAATGGTGTTTGTTTTGGTTTTACACGTAATGAAGTTTGTGGATAAGGATTACCTTGAACTACTTCTACTGTCATATCTAAACCAGACATTACATCAGTAAAATCACCATAATCTTCATCTGCAGCATAACTCAATAGTTCTTGGTATACTTGCTTTCCAAATTCCCAAAAGCGTACGCCTCTATTTTCTTCACCACGAACAATAATAGGAGCAAATACTCTCATTTTAGGTTCTAACTTTTTAGCTAGCCTCCAATTTTCGGGTTCAGATGTTTTACGTAATTCTTTTGAAAATTCTACAATTGGATCTTTGTCACCAAAATTAATGGGGGAGATCATTGTTCGATTACCTATTCCATAATGAAAAAATACTTCTTGAAACGGGTTGTCTTTGTTTTCAACATAAGGTACAAATCTAATTTGTGATTTACCTTGTGGTGCTTTCCAAAAATATTGACTTCTGTCAAACTTTTGTTGGGATTGTTGCCCTTGTGGGGTTTGAATTTCTTTTAATTTTCCGGATAATAAATTTAAGTCCATAACTGTTTTTTGTTTTAAATGTAACTGTTAGCAATATAATAAAAAAGGGGGTGGTAACCAAGTAATTTTGGCTAAAAGGTAATAATATTGTGTACCTTTGTATCTAGTCGTTTCAATTCTCCTCCAGTAGTTAACAAAATACAATTTTTGTAATCTTGCCAATTTACTTTAAAACTAGTATCTAAAACACCTTCATTTAATTCTTTAATTAAATCGTTGAGGGCGTTTATTGTGTATAGAGTGTTTGAATCTTTTTTTCTATGAAGAAGAATAGTATTATCTAATATAGTATTAGACATATTAAATGAATCAACATTATATGTGCATACATACTCATTAGTAGATTCTACAAAAAGGACAAATATCTTATTAAATAAGATTTGGTACTGTTCCCTTATAGTTTCTAATGTGGAATCTAATTCTTCCTTAGTTGTAAAAGTGCAAAATAGTTTATTTGCCAAATCGTCTAAATTAATTTCGTGATCTACCATAAATATTAAATGTTTTTTAAGGAATTATAGTTATTACCATAACTGGCTTTAATAACGTAACCCTCGGATTCTAGTAATTGTTTTATTTTTTGTAATGTGTGTTTACCATCACTGATAGAATAGTCTATAAGAAACGAATCATACGTGTATAATATAACTTTACTTTGTCGCTTCTCCAAATATTCTATGACTTTTTTTACAGAAATTACATTATTATATGTTTCTGCTGATTGGATGATATAGTTTAGTATTTTATTTGGTGTTGGGTTTAATATTTGTTCTTTAGCTAATACCTTACCTCCTATTAACTCTAGTTTATTTTCTAAATTAAATTTTTTCCATAATTCATTTACATATTCTGTCATTAATTTAAAGAATGGAATTTCTTTATATTGATCAAACACACCTCCATATAATTGTTTAAAGGTTTGTTCTTTAGATTGTTTATATTCGGCATCAGTTAAAGTATCTTTGCCAAAATACATTTTTCCTAATTGAGTATGCACAGAATCTTTATCTAATTCATAATTAATTAATTTTGCTAAAATTCTTACATGATAAGAATCATAATCAAATTCAAAAAACAAATCATTTTTAGGAATAAACGCAGTTCTTGAACCATCGTTTTTATTTAAAGCAGCAAAGTTAACGCCATTAAATGAGTTTGTGGGGCGAGTGGTGAGGTTGTATAGGTTGTATTTAGTATACACGGTTTCACCGTTTAAAAACCATGATTTTTCATTATACTTAAAATGTTTATGAAAGTAATCAGGATGAATTTTTATTCCTTGTTCTTCAATCGATTTGAAAACTTTAGGTAAAATTTCATTATAAAATATATTTGGATTTTGTAAAAAGGAAGATTTAACTTCTTTATAATTTTTCTCTTCAGTCTCATAATGTTTCGATATGGGAACCAGAGAGTTAGTAAATTCCAAATGAGAGAAGTGAGAATACATCCTATCCCGAAACTTAGTATGATGTAGTAAATCAGCAGTTCTTTCATAAGAAATATCAACTATTTTATTATTATCAAAATAATACAAAACTTCTTTCTTATTTAAGGTATAAATTCGATCATATTTAGAATCTATCCACTCTATTACTTTTTCAAAAGGTAACTTAAATGCTTCACTATGGTTAATAGGAAACATATATCCTTTACTATTTTTAGTTTTAAAATAAACTAAACAGGGTGATGACAAAACAGAATGATATTCATCATTCATGGGTATTATCTTAATATAACATTCATTACCCGAACAGTGTAAGTTTTCTAGTTGCTGTTCAGTTTCAACAATATAATACATAACCTATTTTTCATAACTATTTAATAACCTCCACCACCACCTCCTGATGGTTGTCTTACTACAGGTGCAGCAGAGATGTTGCTTTCTAATTGCGTTTGTAATGTACGACTATTGTCTGTGGGAACCACATTATCTTGGGCTCCTATCTCTCCTAAAGCTTGTTGGATTAAGCCATTTATTGAATTTGTTACTAAATAATTAGCTGCTAAAAGTATTATTCCCGTAGATTGTTTATGTGTAGAACCATCCATAATTTTTTTATCAGCCATAACATGATAATACCCAATGTAATTAGTATTATCTTTTATATTAGTTAATTCATCGCCTCCAGTATATAACCCATTTATTAATAATAATTCAGATTTAACTGCAAATTGAATTAAGTTAGATAAATATTGTTTAATACCTTTAAAAGTTTCTTCAGCAGTATCTACTAAACGTTGATTTGTATCAATAATTCCGGAAGTTTTAATACCACTAGAATTTATTGAATCTTTTAATGAACCTGAAATTTTCCAGAATACACGGGTTACTGTCCATAATGCGTAATTATATTTTCCCCCATTAATATTTAAATCATCATATGCTTCTTTAGATATTTCTATAATTTTAGGAGTAACATCATTTCTTTTTTTTGCAAAATATCTTAATATCTGGCCCCTTTGATAATCTTTACCTGTAAGAATGGGGTATGTAGATAATGGGTCTCCTGAGGATTGATATAATGCTTGATTAACAGGTTGAATAACGGAATATTCTATATTTTCTTTTGTTTGAACAATATAATTATTTACAGGTTTTTCAGAAAAGTTTTTAACTAAATCAACAGAGTTTGGATCATTTGGGGTTTTTCCTGAACTTACACTATTATTAAAAAGTTGGTGATAATATCCTACATAAGGTTCACCAGATGTAGTAGTAAACTCATCACCCCCCGTATAAAGGTTAGCATTAACTAATGATTTGGGTATATAAGACATATTAGTTATGTTTTAGAATATTTAAAATTAGTTGGGTCTATTTTTACACCTTTTTGAGCTATTTGAAAATGTATATGGTTACCTACTCCTTTGTATCCGGGTTGTAAATCTACTTGAATTCCATTTCCTACAAACGTACCTTTTGTTACTATTTTACCTACAAGTGATAAATTATATGCCATATAAAATATCCAAATTGTATATCCTGTAAACTCCCCCGTTCCATCTATAGCCATCCCAGGAAGAATTGATGTAGATTTAATAGACGAGTTTCTTAATTTACCTGTTATAGGAGCATAAATCTTTGTTCCTTTTCCTGAAAGTAACCCATCCTTCTTTAAAGTAAATCCAGGAATGGTAGGATTTAAACCTTTATAAGCACTAAATAAATTAGGATATACTAAAAGATCTACAGTTGGTGAAGTATTTATTACAGTTTTAATGTCTACTCCTTTATGATTTCGAACCCCTCTAGAAGCACCAAAATTACCATCACCTCCAGTGTCACTTCTTATAGGAAAAGGTTCTGGATCACCTGTAGGAGGGTATAGAGTAAGCTTACCTATATCTATCCCACCTGCAGGACTATCTTCTGTTCCTGGTAAATTTGTAGAGGTGTCTGTTTGGGCTCTACCAAAAACATCTTTTAATAAACTCCCATCTAAAAAAGTACCTAAATTATAATCTATTTCTTGATTGGTAGTTGTACCAGTTTGAAGATTAACTGTTCCGTTATTAGAATCTATAAGAGGATTAGCTATACCCTTTTCTATAGAGGTTGATGTTGATAACATTATAGTTTGGCCTCTTAAAGTAGTAAACCAATTATTATTTTCAAATGAGTGGTTTATTGAAAATACTGCAAATGCTACTTTATTTCTGTATCTTTCAGGTAATCTACTATTTGGTATTTGAAAAGCATTATAAGGTAAAATTCCAGATATCCCGTCTATTTTAACAGAATATTCTAAGGGAATTAAAATTGAACCTTTCTTTTTGTTTTGGTTTGCGTCATTGTCATTAGTTACTTTAGATTTTTTATTAGATAAATCAATATAAGAACTTCTTAAATTAGAACAATTTTTAGATGTAAGATCATCATCAAACGTATATATTTGCCAAAAATGATCATATAATTTTAATAGGGATTTTTGGTATTTAGCGGCAGCTTCAATAGCTAAATTTTTTTCTTCTTGAGAAGTTGGAGAAATTGCAGGGAATTTAAATGAAGAAAACTTATCTTTTACACCTCCATTTAAAGATTGGTAAGATAAAACATTTTCAGAAAAACCTTTTATACCTTCTCCTCCCGATGCTTGGGTTGCAATTACTATTTGAGAAGCTAATTTAGG